ATAATCAGCGGTTTATCTATTGAATAAATATGCAGCTTACAACCAACTTACAAACACAATCTTTTTCGTCAAAAACACCCCCCCCCCCTCTCGTTAGAAAACTCTTGCGCTTGCGACCACCCTAAAGACCGCAACAATCGCCTCCTTTGCTATTTCCTGGTCCTCATAGTCTTTGTTGTATGAATGGAGCATAAAATGCTCTTCGTCGCTTCCACGCTTGATTACCTTTACGGCACGCAATCCGTTGCGTGTCACAATCCCGTACACTTCATTGAGAGGAAGGAATGTAGTCCAATCCTCTATCCTTTTCATGGCGATTATGTCGCCGCTCATCAAATGCGGCTGCATGCTGTCGCCAGAGGTTCGGCAGCAGAAGTCCGCCTTCTCTGCCCCAGGGATGGACACGAACCGCATAGGTACATTCGGCTCATCATTGTACACCTCATCAATGCCCAATGAAAAGTCTATGTCGTAATAAGGCAGCCTTCCGTCTGTCGGACATTGTGTATCTTTTTTGCTTACCATCATGTCGCCCGTCCCAAACTCAAGCCACTCTCTGCTGATGCCCGTCGCCTTCTCTATCAACAAGAAGTCGCGGGTCGTGAACGGCTGATCCCCGTTCATCTTTCTGTTGAAATTAGAATTTCCGATGCCGACGGATTTGGAGAAAGCGTTTCGCGTCTGCCTTCTTTCGTCCATAATCATGTTCAACCTTTTGCGCAAATTGTCTCCATCAAACTCTTTTCTCATAATTATACTCTTTTAATACAGGTAAATACGCCCTAATCGTTAACTGAAGTTAAAGTCAGACTTTTATGGCTTTTTTATTTTGAAAAGTCAGACTTATGTCTTACTTTTGTAGCGTGGTTCAAACAATGCAAGTATGCAAGGTTCTCCACGACCGAAATCAAGCGCAAAGGTATGACTTTTCATGCGCCCTAACAAAGATTGAAACAATAATTAAATAAATAAAGATGAAAAAACTGACCAAGTTTGACATTTTGAGCATTAAGCCTGGAAAGTCACAGGTGTTCGTCTTTGATACTGCGAAGGCGGTCGTCTCTGCAAGGCAGTACGTATGGCAGATAGGCCATATCGAGCCCCCAAGTGGTATCAAAAGATATACCACGAAGGCGAACTATCAGAACAAGACGCTGTACGTAGAGGCTATTCCAACAGGCACGACAGGCACGGAGGAGGAAATTTGACATGAACGAACGAGTAGTAGTTAAGAAAATAGAAAAGGTTTGGCTGTCACAGAAAGAGGCCGCCGAGTACCTTGGGGTAAGCAAGTCTTATATCGCAGGACTTAGGAGGGCGGGGAAATTACCGCACAGCATGGTCGGAAACATGGCATTCTTCAAGAAAAAGGCCATAGATACATTGCTTGAGCGGAGCAAGGTCTACTGACATGCGCCCGCTTAGCTCTCGGAAGAGCTTTGGATTCCATGTTCGACTCATGGGCGGGCACACGAAAAATGTTCTTTGACTTGTTGAACAAAAAGGCAAAGAGGAAAGGAAGTAGCGAGGAGCGCAATGAGCGCCATGACACGTGAAAAGGTACTCTTTAGCCAAGAAGACCAGCTAATCTGCTGGCCATTGCAGGCCACTTGTGGACTGTCACGGAAGATGTTGGGCAATAAGAATGCGCAACGGGAAGAATTGTCGTGATAAGCACTGGAGGAATGGCGATGTAATGGAAGCAGTCTGGCCGCACCTTAAAGGGTGTGTACGCAGGAAAAGCGCATAAAAATCCAATATACTTTCAAGCAGCATGAAAGTTTAGGGGTGACAGGCATTGTCTTCACAGCGGGTTCGACTCCCGCCATGCTGCCATATTCATGGTTTTATTTGTTATATACTGTTTGATGCCGCTAAGCGTAGCGGAGAAACTTTAGTGGATGTTTTTTAGACTTTTAATCTGCATAATGTTTACGTCCCACTTTACCCGTGACGGGCGGGGTGGGACTACACGCATGGAAGACGGCTCTTTTTAGAAGGTTCGACACCTTCCCATGCGACTCTAACATAAACAACTTACACATTATGGAAATTTTAATTTTATCGTTATTTACGACCGTGGCAGTTTTTGCCGTGGGGGCACTCTTCGCTCATGTCGCAGGATTCGACAAAGACGAGGCGAAGAAGAATAGTTAGGAAATTTTGTCTTCATTGTGCTTAACGCGCAGGAAGGTGCGGCGTGGCAAGCAGGCCAGACGATGAAGGCATTCGAGGAAAAAGGTTTTTCGATATGAGAAAGGTTCATAAGGATTGCCCATTTACGCAAGATGAGCTGGATGAGTTTTATGCAGCTTTATACAACGTGAACACATCGTTTCGTTGTTGCAACGCAGCTCCTGTATTGTGGGCTGCTGGTTATCAAAGAAATTGTTTAAAATAAAAAATGAGGTACTTGCAGGAAACCTTATACACACCATCAATCATCGGTGCGGCTTGCGTGTGCCAACGAAAACACCGCACCGATTAAATATGAAAGAAACATATTTTAGAGATGAAACATACAATTAAAGATTGAGCCAGAGTTTCGTATGCTTCACAATAGGGTGGGTGTGTTTTAACATACTTCCAAAATTTCGGACACTGCAACATACCAAAGGCGCAACTAATTCTCGCAGATCCACCCTACTGTCTGGGCAATGCAGCTTACAACATCTAAGTTTGACGGCAACATGTGGTCGCTTGGAGCTGTGCTCGTGAGCATCAGAAGAGTCACGTACTCGCAAAGTTGGAGCGGTTATAGTACATGTTCGGAACCGTGTACCAACTCCCTGGGGAGAATGTAAAAACACCGAGGAGGTTTGAATCCTCCAGCTCCACAAATAAAAATAACTTTTAAAAACAATTTTTCTATGGAAGAACAAAATCCGAATTACGAGGTAATGCAGGTGCAGCACGATCAGAGCGTGCTTAATATTGATGCCGTCGAGCGTGCAAATGTCGACTCGCAGGTGGCCACGGCAAAGCAATACCCGAGAAATATCGCACGGAGTATAAACAACTCAATCGCAATGGCCACGATGGACTACAACACGGCACAGAGTTGCGGTTATGCCCTCCCACGTGGCGGAAAACCAATCACAGGCCCGAGCGTCCATCTTGCCAAGTTGATAGTTTCTAATTGGGGAAACATAAGAGCAGAGGCCAAAGTTGTACAAATTACAGACAAGCAGGTTATCAGTCGTGGTACTTGCTGGGATTTGGAGAATAACGTAGCGACGGCTTTTGAAGTCCGCCGCTCAATCGTCGGTAAGGGTGGGAAGCGTTTCTCTGATGACATGATTACCGTCACGGGAAACGCCGCAAATTCTATTGCTTATCGTAATGCGGTTTTCTCGGTGATTCCAAAAGCTGTTACGGATAAGGTTTATCAAGCGGCGCAGCATTTTATCACCGGTGATTTGTCTGATGAGGAGAAGATTGTCGCACGTCGGAAGAAGTGCATTGACTTCTTTAGGGATGAGTATGGTATAAGCGAGGATGAGATTGTTATGCTCTGCGGCAAACAGACGGTGAATCAAATAAAAGCCGACCAGATTGCACTTCTGCTCGGTATCACGCAGTCTCTCAAGGATGGCGATACGACCGTTGAGGAACTCATGAAGCCCTATCGCAAGGAGGAGAATAAGCAGACTATCGCAGCAAAGGCGGCGGGGGCTGCAAAGGCGGAGGCTGGCGCAAAGAAAGCGGAGAAGAAATGACAACATAGCCGCCAATGGGCATTGGCCTTGTTGGTGGCTTTTAACAACAACCGATGGAGAAAAGCATGGTTTTTAATTGCGACTGCATAGAATACATGCGGTCGCTGCCAGACAAATTCTTTAACCTTGCCATTGCCGACCCACCTTACGGAGCAGCCAACTCGGACATGGATTGCAGGGGGGGGGGGGAGATTCGGAGAAAGGTTCAAAAGATACTTCCAACAAACAGATTCGGTGGAGGCACTTGGGCAAACAGATACAAGATTCCAACCATGCCCACGGAGGGAGGTTCGCAAGGTACGAAACATGCGTGGGGGGGGTAGAAACACCACAATGGGATGTCGCGCCGCCAAAGGAATATTTCGACCAGCTTTTCAGAGTGTCTGAAAATCAGATAATATGGGGTGGCAATTACTTCTCGCTCCCACCAACAAGATGCTTCCTTGTATGGGAAAAGCATATACCCGAACAATTTACCATGGCAATGTGTGAGTATGCCTGGACTTCCTTCAAGGGGAACGCCAAGTTGTTTAAGTTTCCATCGATAAGGAAAGGGTACAGCGGAAAGTTCCACCCAACGGAAAAGCCGATAGAGCTGTATCAATGGATATTGAGGAATTACGCAAATGATGGGGATAAAATATTCGACCCGAACATGGGCAGCCAGAACTCTCGCCTCGCCGCATACTCTCTTGGGTTCGATTATTGGGGATGTGAGATAAACGAGTACTACTTTGGTCTCGGAAACGAGAATTTCGACAGGAATGTGAAGGGTGTCACCAAAGGCAAGAACGGGAAAGAATACATACAGGCAAATTTGTTTGAATAGACAGCACGAAAATGAAAGAAATAATAGTAATCAATAAGTCAAATCTCCTCGGACACGAGATTGACGTATATGGTACAGTCGATGAGCCATTGTTTAAGGCAAAGGATGTCGCTGAGTGGATTGAGCATTCAAATCCAAGGATGATGCTTGAGTCCGTAGATGAAGATGAAAAGGGTGTAAGGAATACTTATACCCCTGGTGGAAATCAAGAAATGTGGTTTTTAACCGAGGATGGCTTGTACGAAGTCCTAATGCAGTCACGCAAGCCAATTGCCAAGCAATTCAAGAAAGGAATCAAAACAATCCTCAAAGAAATAAGAAAGAATGGCGGATATATGGCTATGTCGGGCGAGGAGTCTGAAGAAGACCTGATGGCAAGAGCATTGGTCGTTGCGAGAGCTACACTAAAAAGAAGAGAAGAGCGAATTAAACGGCTTGAAGCTAAGTCCGAAGAGGATGCCCCAAAGGTTGAGTTCTTTGAGTCTGTCGCAGAAAGCAAGGACGCAATCGAGATGAAGGCGGTCGCGACGACACTCAACTACAAGAAGGTTGGACGCAACAAGTTATTTGAGATATTAAGGAACAACAAGGTACTGCAACAGAACAACCAGCCATACCAGAAGTACGTCGATTGTGGTTTCTTTAGAACGATTGAGCAAAAATACGAAAAGAATGGAGAAGTCTGCATCAATATCAAGACGCTTGTGTACCAAAAGGGACTTGACTTTATACGGAAGATGTTAAACAGGCTCGGGTACAGACAAAGCGAGACCACACAAAAATATTTAAGTATATGGTAACAGATAACATCGAGCAGCGCAGTTTAGACTGGTTCCGTAGTAGGATTGGAAATATAACAGGGAGCAGGGTTGCAGATATTATGAAGTCTGGTAGAAAGAAAGACGAGCTGTTTTCAGACACAGCCAAGTCTTATCTCTATCAGATAGCTGGCGAGCGGTTGTTTAACCCAGACCTCTTGAATAACGATGATGTTTTTCAAGATTATTTGGATTTAACGTCTTTTTCTTCAAAATCTATGCAATTTGGTAGCGAACAAGAGGAAGCCGCAAAGTCTTGCTTTTGTCAGCTTCCGCAAAATGAAGGAATAGAGATTGCCGAGCTTTCTTCTTGCAAGCACGACACGATACCTCATTTTGCCGCAAGTCCAGATGGAGCAATCTACGGACGTGACGGTGGGGGTATTCGTATTCTGGAGGTCAAGTGTCCGAATATTAACACTTATATGAAGTATCGCTCCCTTATTAACGATACAGCATCGCTCAAAGAAACAGAACCGAAGTATTACTGGCAGATGATGGCTGAAATGAGCTGCACCAACGCTGAGTCGGGTATCTTTATAACGTATTGCCCCTGGCTTTCAAAGCCTATCCACTGGGCAGAAATAGAAAGGGACGAGGAAGACATCAAACTAATGGAAGACAGGGTTGTCCTCGCAAACAAATTCATTGATGAAATAATAAACAAATAATAAATATAGAAAGGACATGCAGATTACAGGAAGCATCGTTGTTGTATGCCAATTGAAAAGCGGCGTATCGCAACAAGGAAAAGAATGGCAGTCCCTGGATTTCGTGGTTGAAGTTCCTGGGCAATACCCAAAGAGAGTTGTGCTCAATTTGTTTGGGCAGGATAAAATAGCTCGGCTTAATCCGCAAGTTGGAGAGCAGAATGTGACGGTCGATTTCGACATCGACGCACACGAATACAACGGTCGTTGGTTTAACGAAATCCGCGCTTGGAACATCACTCGCCAAGGCCAGCAAGGCTATCAGCAGCCACCGCAAGGGGGCTACCAACAAGGAGGTCGGCAGAACACCGAGGTGCAACCACATTCCCAACCGACCGCACAGCAAGTGATACAACAGCAGCAGCAAGCCATGCAGAGCGTAGTGCCCAACGGCCAGCCTGCACCATCCAATGCGCAAGGTCAGTCAGACGACTTGCCTTTTTGAAGCAAAGGTCGAAATGATTAAGCGAGCATTTAATTGTGAAATATGTGGTACAACTTAAAGAATGCAGTGGAGCTTCAAAAGTTCCGTGACAGATGTATAGAGCTTCAAAACAAAGGCTCGATGGTTGAGCTTACAGAGAAGAAAGGTCGCTCATTGCAAAGTAATAAATACTTACATACAATGCTGTCTTCTTTCGGCTTACAATTCGGTTATACACTTGATGAAGTTAAGACGCATTTCTATAAGCTGACCGCAAACAAGGATATATTCGTCAGAGAGGGGATAGACAAGTTCACAGGTGAGATTTACACTTACCTACGTTCCTCTGCCGACCTTACGCAGGACGAAATGAGCAAGAGTATTGATTCGTTTCGTTCTTGGGCTAAAGAGGAGGCAGGATTTGACTTTCCTCCATCTGATGAGTATATCGCATTGCTTCACATGCAGCATGATATTCAGAATAGTCAAAAGTATTTGTGATGAAAATATTAGAAAAAGAATTGGAAGATGCCATATATGACGCTACCGATAAACAGTTATGTCAACATGGATTATCTGATATTGTTGAGGAAGGAATCTTGCGAAGATTTAGGCAGACTAATTTAGGTGAAGAAGCAGGAAGGTCTGACTTAATATTTGTAACGAGAAAACACTTTTCAAATAATATGAGACATGATTCTTTGCTGCGAATTAACATTATAGAGTTAAAAAGAGAAAAATTCGGTTGTGAGGCGTTGTTGCAAGCTATACGATATGCCTATGCTATTCAATCATACATGTCGCATCGTAAATTTAAGCAATATGACATAAAGGTTATTGTAATAGGAGAGGCTTTTGAGGAAACCAACAATTTTATGTTTCTCCCGCATGTGATAAACAGAAAGCCTCAATATGGTTTTGGTGAAATAAATGAAATTTCCGTTTATTCATTTGGTTTTGCAATAGACGGATTTAATTTTGTTAAATCTGGAATAGGAATCGAAAAAACCAAAACGGACTTATATATGGAGGAAATATTATGCAAGAAGGACAAGAAAAAAGAAATGGCTACCCAACAGAATCAGAACGAGCAAGATGGATTGCCATTTTAGAAGAAATGGGGTATAAGGTTGTTCCGCCAAAAAATAAAACCGCAGAGTCTATTGAAGAAAGAAAGGAAGTGTTTAAAAACAAACTCAAAAAGTATCTCCCTAAATATGGTAGTGATATTCTTAATAACTTCTTTCTGTATTGGACGCAAGTTAATGACGGTGGAACAAAGATGCTTTGGGAAAGACAAAAAGCGTTTCAAATTGCAAATCGTCTTGCGACATGGAAGAGGAACAATTATAGCAATACTTCAAAATCCGACATCGGTGTCGTTCTTCACGATTCTCAAAATAAAGACTACAATAAAGGCTTATGGTAAATGGAAAAGATAGATTTTAAAAGCATAGCCGAAAGACTAAACGATGGCACTGGCGTTCAGTTGCCATCCACCGTTAGTATCAAGATTCCAAACGCAGAGGAAAGGCTACGTGGTGGTCTTGATTATTTCGTGAACGTATTTTCAAGAGGTGCGGTTACAAGGGCAACCTGGAATGAGGCAAATTATCGCCCTATTGTCGATTGGATGACAGACAATCAAGGTAGAGGCTTGCTAATGATTGGTAATTGCGGTTTAGGTAAGTCTCTTATCGGAAAATATATCCTTCCGTATCTTATCCGTGATTCTTGTAGAAAGGTGGTGAATATCTTCAGTGCGCAGGAACTGAATAACAAGCCTGACGAGATATTGTCCTACCATATTGTGTATATAGATGATATTGGAACGGAAAATATATCTAACATCTACGGAAACAAGCGCATTCCATTTATGGAGCTGTGTGATGCCGCAGAGCAGAAAGGCAAGTTGCTTATTTGCTCCACCAACCTTACCCTTGACGAGTTGGCAGATAAGTATGGAGAACGAACTATTGATAGGCTTAGAGCAACAACAAAGGTTGTTCCGTTCGTAGGTCAATCACTAAGGAAGTAGCCCATGAGATATATGTATTGCAGAAGATGCCGCCACAAGCAGGGGTGGCTTCGTGACGACGAGTGTAAGAAATGCCCGAATGGTGAATATTTCTCACCTTCCGAAATCCAAGACGAAGAACAAGAACGAAATGGCAGACATTAACAAACAGGCCGACGAGTGGCTTAGAGACCACCCGAAGGCGACACCGAGGGAGATTTGGTTGGCAGGGTACTGGCAATCCACGGATAATTGGTGTAGCAGAAAGAGATGATAATTAACAACTAATTAAAAAACAACAACATGTAACCATGGAAGAGAAAGAAGATAAAATCAGCTTCGTAAACAACGCAACGACAAGGGAGGCATTCGTTTACATATTCCTATACATAGGAGTGATATTTAGGAACTCATGGAGGGCGACAGACCGTGCCGCCCACAGGTGGCCTTGGGCGTTCATCGTCCCAACCATTTTGGCCTCGGTAGTAATCAGCTTTATATTTATCAGCAAGGCGAGAGCCGAGCGAGACAGCTACAACAAGCAGATGGAGCATGTCTCACAGCAGCTCGACAGCTACAAGGCTTGCTACGATAACGAAAAGGAGGCGAGGTGATATGAACAACACGATCATAAACAATATGGGAGGTGGATTGTTTGTCGCTTCCGAACGAAGCCTTATGCAGCAGGAACTAATCAGGGCTTCCGTCGAATATGAGAAACAGTTTGGCATCGTCATGCAGCTTATGAGCAAGCTGAAAGACAAGAAAGTGGAAGCCATTGAAAAGAAATACAAGAATATATCGGTGTCTCATAGCGTGTACGGAAAGTGTAATTATGACTTTTATGCGACATCGACGGATTGCTCGATGACTATAACGCTGGAATACTGGGTTAGGAAGGTACCTTTGTGCGACTTGTCCGGCAGCGACCAGAAAACCGCCAAGAGGTACAACGAGTGTTCTTACAGCTATCGCCAGGCTCGCTCTGCCGCTTCCGAGTTTAAGTCGCTCAAAGATGTCCTTACAGGCGAGGTCAGTTGGGGGTTCGACAAGGAATGCATCTGCGATGATAAATTTTTCGATGGAGGGCTGAGTGTTGAAGGTTACTATAGTGGTTTGTTTACAATTGATTTGAAGTAATATGAAAAAGTATAAGTATGTGATAATAATGATTCTGCTGACTATCTCGGCGATGTTGGCGGGAGTGGCGTTTGCGTTCTTCGCAATCGAGCACGCCTGGCTGATGATCTTGTTCATCTTCTGTCTCGCCTGTGCGTTCATCATAGAAAGGGAGGTGTGACATGCAGACGAATTGGAACCCAAGCACGGCAAGGCCTATACTGAACGGAGTGCCGTTAGCCGTACCAAGCCAGAAGACGATAGACAGGACTACTTCGATATACTACATGGCGGTAGGCTCCCTTGCGGAGATAACACAGAGTGCCATGAAGGACTTGCTCGACAAGCTGAGCGAGAGGAGAGATTTGTTCAGGCACGCCGTCAAATATCGCATGAAGGAGGCGTATTCTCGTTCCGAGAGCCTCATGGACGTATTCGGAAGGGAGACGAAGAAGATTGGGCAATACCAGCTATGGCTCGACATCACGGACTGCATGGAGAACGAGCTGAGGCAGGATGTCATGAGGCTGTATTACACGACCGACAACATTCTGCTGAAACACAACCCAACGGATCATGAGATTAGGTCTTTGACGGTCGTTGTCCTGAACCTTTGCATCATGCTGCACGACGTAAGCGAGAGATACGACGAGATAATGAGAAGCTTTGGAATAGGAGCCTCGTACATCAAGCCAAGCCAAGAGTTCTTGGCTCCGATGTACGGGATGTACGCAAGCATGAGAGAGGTGGCCGATATGCTTGTCAAAGACAGGAACGAGAAATATTACAAGGAGGGAGGTGCGATATACAAGGCTCTCGAGATTATAGCGTTGAAGGTGTGCGACATAGACAGGATAGACAGGATGGCTAACGAGGGGCTGAAGCTGAACGGAGTGTACTTCGACGGCGAGGGCAGCAAGGACAACTCGTTCACCCCATGGACTAACACGCAGGTCAGCTTTCTCATCAAGGGTTACAACAAGATGACTGACGAGGAGCTTGCCAAGACGTTCGGTCGTTCTGTCGGTGCGGTAAGGGCAAAGGCAAGGCAGCTGAAACTTAAAAGGGGGGAATAAGCAATGAAAGGAAAACTTCTCAGCGACATCACGAAGGAGGCGTACAGCAAGGCATTCGACTCTGAAGCGGACGGATTTGTTCTTGGCTACGAAATGGCCACGAAGGTGATAAAGATGGTTGTCGGCCTGTATAACGGCAAGTATGTCTGCGAAGAGGTCAGCGTCTATGACAGCGACGGAAACGACCTGTCGGACAGATTCCAGAACCTTGTAAAACTCGTTGCCAACGAGTGCACGCCCGACAGAGATGTTGTTATAGACGAGCTCGATAGGTATCGGACTGAGAGGTATAAGTTTAATTTTGAGTTTTAAAAACACATGAGTTTTTTAAATTATCTTATAGGAATACATCATTATGGAAAAGGCGGCGCCTCGAACTCCGGTGCGCATTGCGGTCTCGCTTATGCGGACTCGAGCCACGCCTTGGAGAAAAGTTAAAAGGGAGGATTAATTATGATAGACGAAAGGAAGATAGAAGAAGCTGCAAGACAGCACATGATTAAAGAGTATTGCAATAATGGGGATTGGTCTTTCCCTTGCAAAACTGCTGATATA